GTGTCTTTTTACTTCATTATCCATTTTTTTGTTTTCTCCTTGTATATATTATAGTACAAAAATCGTTTTACTGCTTGGACTGCCACACCTTTAATAGTTCTGCTTCTTTTTCCAGCATAGCTTTCCTATGATCATCTGAGATCTTTTCTTCCCCCACCTTTGAAAAATGACAAAAAATCATTTCAACAAAATCGGAGTCCTTAAAGGGTTTATCCACTCTCCAGTGGATCTGGTGAGTTCCGCTAAACATTAGTCCTTGGTTATCTTTTAAAACATATTCGTTGCCCTCTACAACAATGGGCCAGTCAATTGTAGACTTTACCTGTATGTCCAGGGTGAATCTCTGCTCTTGGAATGGGTTGTCAAAATGTGGATATAGCTGTGGCTTTACCCCCACAGAATTGTCATACCTTGCAAAAGATAGTTCTCTTAGCTCTAGCCTATCTTCTGGAAACTGATCTGCCATAACCTTGTTGATCTTGTCTACAACCTGATCTGGTAGCCATGAGAAGTAGGCTATATGTCCATAATTTGGATGTCTAAATTTTTTCTCTTCTGGTGTATTCTCTAGGTGTTCATAAATTTTTTGTAGATCCGTATCTGAAAGACCTATTTCAATTATTCTGTTAATCATTTATAGTGCCTGGCCTCAAGAAGTCTAGGAAGATCATTGACACAACCTCTCCATCCTTAAAGTCCTTGTGAGGTCTTCCATGATCTGTACTACCTGCATGTAGAGCAATTGCATCGCCATCTTCAAGTTTATAGTCAGCTCCATCTGCGGATAGTTCCCAAGTTGTATTAGAGTTAATCTGTAGATCTATAAGCAAGAATATATCAAACCTATCTTGGTGAACCCCAAGAGTTGGCTTACCATATTGTGAGGAATACTCTGTATATGTTGCAGACTGAAATGTTACTCCAGGCTCAATCTCTTCTGCAATGGCTGTAAGTTTATTCAAAATTGATTCTGTAAAGAAGTCTGGACTAAGATTGAAATATATCTTGCCCATATTGGCATTTATGATTTTGCCAAATCTGACACCTTGCGGAACATTAATATCATTATTTGTCTCATCAAAAACTGGATCCTTTGGCATAGCTGACATAAGTTCCTGCAACTTAGTCCAAACCTGATCAACTTCATCTTTAGATAGTAGAGACTTTATATATGCTGGTAGTTTAGTCATTTTCGGATTCCTCTATGATTTGTTCTAGCATTGACAGCTCAATAACAGCAAGACGTGTTCTAGTGCCTTGGTCCCCCAGTACAATAAAAATAGCTGGATCGTTGCCGTTGCGAACAGCGTCAGTGCTTGCTTTTGCCCAGACATCCTTATTGATTGTAAAAGATTTACTGACTTCTTTGAAGTCAACTGTAAAGTTCTTCCAGGTTGCATCGCCTTTGTGGGTATTTCTACCAGAGTTTTTGTGCTGTTTGGCACCAATACGCTTGCTTTCATTCTTCTCGCTCATAGTCCTTTTTCGTTCGCTTCTTATATAATACCACATTTGTAAGATGCTTCTTACTGCACATCCAACTTACTTCGTGATTGTCTGGATAAAGCCTTAAACTCTTAACGAGTTCTTTGCAGGTGTGACAAATAAATTCACCTGGATAAACAGAATATCTAGCCATTAAGCTTTGCCTTAATAGAATCCTGTAGGTCTAGGTCTTCCTTTACTCTGGCTACAAATGCATCTCTACCCTGGATCTTGGTGCCATCCTCTAGCTGATACCATGCACCAGTTCTAGAAACAATACCTAGAGACTCTGCTGTGTCAACAAGATCGCCAATACTGTCAACACCAACATCATCGCCTCTAAAATAGAAGTCATACTCGCCACCCTGGAAAGCAGGAGAAGTCTTAGAGAACTGTAGGTCCCAGCGAACTTTTCTACCAATCTTTTCTTCAATGAGTTTATCTCCAACATTAATTTTTCCCTTCAATGCTTGATTGTCTGACTCTGACGAGAACAGCTTAATTACAGTTGATGAATAGAACTTTACTGACTGACCACCAGTTGGTTGCTGGCTAGTATACATAGCACTAATATTATTGCGAGACTGGCTAATAAGAATAAGCAACGTTGGCTTTACCTTATTATTAGCATAGTTAAGCATCTTAACTGCATTACTAAAGTCTCTTGCTTCTGCACCAATCTGCTTAGTATTCTCAAGCTGCTTTAATTCATCAGAATCTTTTTCAAAATAGATTGCTGGTAGTAGAGATGTGATTGAGTCAACTACAATTAGGTCTACTCCTGCTTGCATTAGGTTTGTTCCAATGTCAACCATCTCATTGATAGTACGTGCCTGAGACACAATAAGTTTTGAGGTATCTACCCCAAGGCGTTCAGCCCAAGTTCTGTCATAGGACATCTCAGCATCAATCCAAGCACAGACCTTGCCTTCCTTCTGTGCCAATGCAATTGTCTGCAGGCATACTGATGACTTGGCAGACGACTTTGATCCCCAGATCAATACCTGACGACCATATGGTAGTCCACCATTAAGTGCACGATTTAGGCCAAAACTTGGTGTTGCAGCGTACTCAGTATCTGGCACTGCATCTCCAATCATAAGGCCTTTACGTAGTTTAGGATTAAGTTGTGCTAATACATCTTCTACAGTTACAGTCATTATAGTGAAGCCTCAGCCAATCCATTAAGCTTGTCAATCTTGAATCCAGACCAAACATCTGTATCAGTCTCAACAATGGGTGCTGCCTTGAATCCCATCTCAACAAAACGCTTTAGCTCTTCTGGGTGTTCGGCAAATGGCTTAACATTATATTCAAGCCCTACCTTATCAAGGAACTTCTTGGTCTGCTCACACTGTGTGCAATTTTCGTTTGTATATACATTAATCATTAGAATCTAACTCCGTGCCTTTCTGGTCTAGTCTTATTAAAGTTTGTTTTCTTTTCCATAGCATAATCTAGGGAAGTTCTAGTATACCCGTTTTCTACAAGACCTGCATAAAGGTCTAGTGTTCTAATAAGGATATCTGCCATCTCATCAGCGATCTGATCTTCTCCCTTATCCTTACGGATAGCTTCCATTACTTCTACAGCTTCTGACACAATCATCATTAGCTGCTTTGTAACAAAAATGTCATCTACATCTTCAGGCCAAAAGCCCTTTTCTACGGCAGTCTTGTGTAGCTCTTCTGCCCAATCATCAAATTGCATGTACGTCCTCCATAATCACTGTACCGTCTTTAGTTTTGCCCAAGTCAAACTTGTATGCAGAACCTTCTTGAATCTTCATGTATGCCTTAGCAAATGCTGTAGGAAATACTGTTACAGGATGTAACTCTCTTCCTGCATCTGCCAAAGTAAGTGTTGCCATCTTCTTTCCAGCCTTTGTAATACGTGGCTTAAAAGATACAACAAATAGCTCTTCATCTTTATATGGCAATTGCTTGTAGTTTAGATACTTTACAAGTGCCGAATCAACCTTACCAATCTCATCAATCTGGATGGCCTCAGCAATGCGATTATCGCTAGCCAAAATAAGATATGTCTTTCCAGTTTCGATTGTAGACTGTTCATCATCGAATATACCTACGCTTCCTGTCTTGTCTAGAATCTCTACACGACTCCAACCCTTACCTCGCTTTAGCCCCTTGGCCATACCCATTAGAATGAAAGAGCCTTTTTCTTCGAACTCTTCCACATCATTAATAAATGCGTGGTAATGCTGTGGAACCGTAATATTAAACTCTGGAAGGTTTAGATACTCGTATAGGTTTGCTTTAATCTCTTCGTCATTCCTAGGATTATCTGAGAATGTAGCTGCACCAATCGTTCGTAATGACTGAAGAGCACGAGAGTTAACTCCGTTTCCCTTAGTAAAAGTAAACTCCTCAAGTTCAGCATGCGAATTGAAAGGTCTTGCTGAAATGTACTTTTCAGCGATCTTGTCAGAAATATACTTAATACCTGATAGCCCAAAGCGAATACCTTTGCCCTCAATTTTAAAGTCAATATCTGAATCATTAACATGAGGTAGCTTAATGCTAATCCCCATTCTTTTTGCCTCAATAAGATATTCAGTTCTAGCATCTTTATCCTTTTCGTTTTTAAGTAGTGAGTACATAAACTCAAGTGGATAGTGATACTTAAGCCATGCAGTCCAGTATGATAACGTTGAATATGCTACTGCGTGTGACTTGTTGAATGAGTACCCTGCGTGAGCCTCAAAGTCTGTCCATAGTTCTTCAGCAACGTTTGGTGATAGGAATCGTGATGCACCCTTAACGAACTGATCCTTAAACTGATCAAACTCTTTAGCATCCTTCTTCTTACCAATAATCTTACGCACCTTATCTGCCTCAGCCATAGTCATACCGCCAAGTTCTGTACAGGCCTGCATAACCTGTTCCTGATACAAGATACATCCATATGTTTCTGCAGTAAATGATTTCATTACTTGGTGCTTGTAGTCGATGTTCTGGCGACCCTGCTTACGTGCAATGTAGTCCTTACCAATAGTATTGGCAGCACCTGGACGAACCAGAGCATTAGATGCAGACAGCTCTGCAAGATTCTTTACACCCATCTTAACTAGCAAGTTGGTATATGGCGTAGCTTCACACTGGAACACACCCTTGGTGTATCCATCAGAGAGCATACGATAAACATTTGCATCATTCATATCAATAGATAGCAAATCAATCTTACTATCATGACGTTCTTCAATAATATCTAATGTATCACGCAGTACTGAAAGTGTCTTTAGACCAAGTGCGTCAATCTTAATTAGACCAATACGCTCTGCTTCTTCCATGTCTACCGCAACAACAGGGATACGCTCTTTGTTTCCTGGAGATGTGCGAGTCTCTAGTGGAGCAAACTTAAAGATTGGCTGCTTAGATGTAACAACACCAGCAGCGTGAATACCTGTTCCACGAATACGACCACGAAGAAGTTCTCCATATGTTTCAATCTCTGGATACTTTTCACGGAACCAAGCTGACTGCTTTGATGAACAATAATCGTCCCAGTCATCTACTACCTTAAGCACCTTATTTACATCTGGGAGAGGTACGTTCAATGTACGTGCAATATCACGAACCATACCCTTTCCACGGAACTGCAAGAATGTTGCAATAGATGCTACGTGCTTATACTGACGAACCAGATAATCCTTTACCTCTTCACGGCGTGAGTCCTGAATATCTGTATCGATATCTGGGAAGTCATTACGTTCTGGGTTAATAAAACGGAAGAACAATAGTCCATGTTCAATAGGATCAATATCTGTAATACCCAAAGAGTAGCAAAGAAGAGATCCTGCAGCAGAACCACGACCAGGACCTACCATGATGCCTTCCTTCTTAGCCCATGCAATCATGGAGCGTACAACAAGAAAGTATGGGCCAAAGTTCTTTGCTTCGATTACTTCAAGCTCTTCTTCTAGTCTTGCAAGATATTCTTCAGTTTCAATACCTCGCTCCTTAAGACCTGCAATTGCAAGTTCACGAAGTTCTTTATTAGGATTCTGATACTGTACAGGTAGCAAGTCTTGGTGATCTTTAATCTTATAGTCTTCTACCTTGTCAACAATCTCACGAGTTGCTTCATACATATCTTCACGATCAATGCCTTGTGCCTTCATGGCATTGTGCATCTCTTCATCTGATAGTAGGTGAATCTCAAACTTATTAAATGACATCTGACGTTCAGCACCGTACAGGTAGTCAAGACGGTCCATTAGGTTATCATACTTCTTAGAACCATCATATGTTGCACCCTTCTCAACCTTATTAGAGTAAGAGTTAAGAATCAGCTTTAGTTCTTGAATCTCTTTCTGTGATGGGTCAGAGTGGTGGCAGTCTGGAGTTACAACTGGCTTCACGCCAAACTCATCTGCTAGGTCTAGCAGAGCCTTGTTAATCTCTGGTGGGTTATGTGGCATTACTTCAATGTAGTAGTCGTCTCCAAAGATTGACTTACACTTTTGGATATGCTCTTTTGCATATGCAAACTCATTTGCTTCAATAGCCTTTGCTAAAACTCCAGAAAGACATCCAGATGTAATGATTAGCCCATCCTTATATTCTTCAAGTACATCCCAGTCAATACGTGGCTTCTTATAGAATCCTTCAGTCCAAGCAATCTCATTTAGCTTATTAAGGTTCTGCAACCCCTTAGAGTTCTTGGCAATAATAATTAGGTGATTATAGTTAAGGTCAAGTGGGTCGTTCTTGGCCTTCTTGTCTTCATGGTGAAAACGATCCTTAGTGATGTACCCTTCGATACCTAGGATTGGCTTGATTCCTGCCTCTTTGGCAGCACGATACATTTCACGGTGACCAGATAGAGATCCATGGTCTGTGATTGCAATTGCTGGCATTCCCAGCGATACGGCACGATCCACATATTCCTGTGGTGTGGCAATTCCGTCAAATAGCGAGTAGTGTGTGTGGACGTGTAGACCAGCGTAACTCATTGATTTCCTTTACTGTTATATAAAAATTATGTTAAAAAGATAAGATGAAATGGGGGCAACCGAAGTTACCCCCAAATCAAACTAATTACCAATCAATATTGGTTGATGTGACAGACGGAGTGTCGAAGCCAAAGTAGAAGGCTTCCTGCTCTGGATAAGGAACTTCACGAACTACCTTCTCAAGGTTGTGGAATTCGAAGTCTCCCCAAGCAAATGGCTCTGAGTCTGGGCCAGTAGGAATAAGAGTGTAGTTGGTTTCAGTTCCCTGACCATTACGCTTTAGCTTCCATACTAGGTTTGAAATGCTACCAGTCTCAAGTGCGTACTCACGAATTGTGTTGAATGCAGACTGCTTTGTTACACCCTGTGACCAGACAGCAATGTATGGTGCCTCAAGGCCATCGTCAACTAGTACGTTGCAGTAGAAGCGAAGCTTTGAACGCCATCCTGCCTTTGGCTCCTTACGAGCCATTTCACATGCAAAGCAACGACCTTCAGTTTCCATGGTACAAGCAGCCATACGCTTGTAGTCCTTTGGATTAGTGTGCTGTGCAATAACAACAGACAAGCCACGCTCATCTGCATAGTGTGCTGAATCCTGATCTAGTTCCTCAACGAAACGAATCTTTGCAGCCTGACCGTCAGCTAGCTTTACCCAACGGACCTTAGTGCCTGTGCTTTCATACTTTGGCTTATCAAGAATTGCATTGATATCTTTTAGCCCTTTGATTACTCCCATTTTTTTCTCCTTGTTTGTGTTTGTTATCTTATTGTAGCATGGCCATTATTGATTTGTCAAATGACATATCTAGCCTTTTTATATCTTCGTCCTGCATGTCTCCAATGTCTTTGTAGCTAGAGTCTAACTTAACAGTTGTAACCATTGGACCAAGACTCTTAATAATCTTGTCTCTCATGTTACTTCCTGCCTCGTCATTATCTGCTATAACAAAAACAGAGTTAAAGTACTTACGAAGAAGCTCTATTTGTTTTGTAGAGACCATAGCCCCTAGTGTTGCAACTGCTGGAATTCCAACCTGGTCTAATCTGATAGCGTCAAATGATGACTCTACAACATAAACTCTATTTGATGTCTTTACTCTATGAAGGTTGAAAAGAACTTTGGACTTTGGAAGTCCTGGAGTATTCTTAAAATCTTTTCCTTCGATAGATCTTCCAACAAATCCAACTTCCATACCGTCTGGTGCTGAAACTGGAATAGTTACCATATCTTGTTTTTCTGAAAATCCTAGCTGAAACTTCTTGACAGATGCCTCTGTAATCAATCTTCCAGAATAATACCTCATTGCTCTTGGAGACTCCAGAGCTTGTTGATTAAGTCTTTTTATTATCAACTGATCATACTGAACATAATCTGGGATAGCCACAAGCTTTTTCTCAATGTCCCCAAGGATAGAAGATACACCCTCCTTTGACTTGATATATCTTGCTGCCTCAAAGTAGCTACGTCCTGTAGTGTGCATAACAACTTCTATCAAATCAGCAACGTGGTGGCATGAAAAACAAAAGAACTTTCCAGTACTCTTATCTATTTCACCAGCAGGCGTTCTATTATTGGCATGAAAAGGACAGAAGATAATGTAGTCAGAATCAACTTCTTTTTCGATTGTGATGCCAGCACCAACTAGAATTTTCTTGATTTGATCAGAAGTATATACAGACATTACTTATCCTCAAAATCCTTGTACTTATAGTATCCCTTATCGAAGTCTGCCTGAACTAGGAACTCTCCCATAAAACCATTACGGTTCTTTCTGAATACGCACTCAATAATATCAGAGTTTGTTCCACGACCAAGGGCAAGTACCCAGTCAGCATCGTAAGCAATCTGACGAGACCAAGCAGTTTGTCCAAGTGTAGGAACAGTATCTAGCTTAGTTACATCATCAGGTGTAGCAGATGAGATAGCAATAATAGGTACTTCTTCGCTAATAGCCATAAGCTTTAGTTCACGAGAAAGGTTCTTCATACGTACCGTCTCGTTATCTGATTTTTGGTTTGGAGACATAAGCTGCAAGTAGTCAACTACTACGAAGTCTGGCTTGTATTGATCAATCTTTCCACGCAAAACAGATGGTGTTACTTCTCCACCTGAATCGTTTGAAATAATGTGAAACTCTGGCTTGCCTTGCAAAGCTTTCTGGTGCCACATCTTGAGATCTTCAATCTCAATCTGACCTGATGAAAGTTTTCTGTGTGACCAAAGGCCATCTCCCATAATTGCAAATACACGGTTACGAACTTCTGTTTCAGACATTTCAAGAGATACGATCATTGGAGACTTGCCAGACTTCCATGCCTGTACTGCAAAGTATAGTGATAGCCATGACTTACCAATACCTGGGTATGCAAGCATTACACCAAGCTGTCCTGGCATAATTCCAGCAGGAAGGTAGTTGTCAAATCCTGGCAGTCCAGTCTTAATTCCAGACAATCCAAGTTCTGCCTGCTTCTTTACATTTTCATAATAAGCAACTGCTGATTCAAGATCTGTTGCATCGATATCACGAATGGCTGCTGTGTTCTTACGTAACTCTGAAGTCTTAGAAATTAGTGCCTCTAGTGCCTCTAGACCTTTGTCAGCCTGAACATCTGCAGCTGCATTGCGAATAATATCCTTTAGGCTATCATTCATATACTCTGCTTGGAGTTCTTCTAGGTGATGCTTGGTTGCCCCAACATTTTCCTCTGGAGAGAAATCACGAAACTTTTCAACTACTAGTCCAGCTGGAGGAGTGGAGCCATTATTCTCAAAGTATAGACGAATAAAGTTCCAGATATCCTTGTGTGTCTTTAGGATATTTTCTACATTTGCCTGGAGAAGAACATGCATCTGCTTATCTTTTAGTACGGCAGAGATTAGTCTTGATTCTGTATTATTCACTTAGCCACTTCCTCGCCAATTCTCTTCGTTGTTTTCTTTCGTCTAAATCATATGTTAGTTGTTTTTGTTTTTCAATTATAGCATCAGCGTAGTTAGCAAAATATTTCCAACTTGGGTTCTGTGCAACATCGAAATAATATTGTAGCAGATCATAGCAGTAGGACATGCCATAGGATTCAATGAGTGCGTCAGCTGCCCACTGCTCTACGTTTAAATTTAAAAGTGGCTTTTCCTCATACTTAGCAGTATGTAGTTTGCTGTAGCGACTGAGCAAAGCCATTCGGTCTTTGCGTTCAGCCATTATTCTACTTCAGACTTAGCTTCTGTGACTTTTTCAGCAAGCTTTGTTTCTACAAAAGCATACACACGATCAAAAGCTTCGTTGATGTTTTCGCTCTCACGCTTGTTATCGATGACATTCAAGTCAATTCGCAGCGACTGAAAGTTGCCTAGGTTTAGAGTGTAACCAAGAGTTACACCAATCTTTGTGTTTTCGTTTTCCATACCCGTTTTCCTTACTATATGGATTCAGACCAAACTGGAATGAATCGTCCATCTTCTGTTTTTGTATATGTAAGTATACCATCTCCCATACGCCTTGTCAACTCTTGGCGTGTTGGTGTAATGTTATTCGTTACAAGCTTATCTTTTCTTGGTTGCCCAATATGATATGAAGCCAGTATATCACGAAGCTCAAGAACTTGCGATTCTGAGTAGTATGACCTTACTTGCCATCCAGTCTCTCCGCCCTTCTGTGACCCCGTAGCAGGCGGAACAATACCCTTCCTGACCAACGATGGCATATACTTTTTATGACGATTAACTAGACTAGCAGTCTCGCCAACCGTGAAGGCTCTTTCTCTATTTTTCTTAAAATCATTAATTAAACAACTTTCGATTCTATCTTTTGTAATATTATAGACAGACATAATGCCATTAGATCTATTAAGGTGGTGAATTCTAACAAGGTCTCCGTTCAAGAACCAAACCTTTTTGTTACCAGGAATTACTGGGGCATTGTTGTATTCTTCACGAGTGAGAGCCCCATAACGTTTTTTGGGCTTACTCATTATAGTGATGGGATTCCGACTGCTATGATGTTTAGACCAACAGAAAGGTTTGATCCTGTTCCAGAAAATCTAACACCAAAGGTTGCCTTGTCCTGACCAACTGATTTGATCATAACAGAAACAGCACCACCTGAGTCAGCATTTGCAATTGCTATAGGTGTTGCGGTAATTACTGGGGGATACTGAAAATTTGTCTGAAATGGATACTCTACAGAAACTTCTCCATTTACAACGTTTGCATTTGTAACTTCCTTATATCCGCCAACAATTCTAGACTCTGAAGTTTTTACGCTTTGCTTGCCAGATGTAGCAGTATCAATAGTCATAACTGCATTTGAGGTAGTAGCGATGCTAGTGGCAAGGCTATTGCACACCTCAACTAGTTGTCTAATGTAGTCAACGTCTAGTGGCTGTCCTCTGTCTGGTGGTGATATTCTTCCCATAGTATTCTCCTTAAAATTAATTATATCAGATTAAGAGACTGTTATCTCTGATACCCTGATTCTTTCTGTAGGTGCTACCTTACTGGTACAGGCAAGCTGAACCCATACCTTGGATGCCGTTTTACCAGCTGCAGGCACAAAGTTATACGATATACCAGATGTACGGCTTAAATACACATAGTCTGTTTCTCCAGAATATTTTACATATAGATCATAATTGGTAAAATTATTAATGTTGCTCCAGTTAATCTGAATACGACCATTTGAAAGAACTGCCTTAGCATCTGTATCCTGCCTTACTTGCAAATTCTTGACTGGATAAACCATTGAGTAGTCTGAGTATTTTGTCTTATCAAAGATAACTCTATATCTTACCAGAATCTCATTTAGTGGGTTTACCTCCACAATTTTTGATCTATCAATAACAGCCTTCTTAACAATCTCTGTCATAGTACATCCAAGCCAAATCTAAACTCTACAAGAGATGAAACGTTTTCAAGCTTTACAATTGGCAATCCATCAGATGTTGTAATAGATGAATATCCTGTCAATCCGTATAGTGGGTTTATTGTAGAAACATTTTCTAGTCTTAAAGCATCCAGGGCAATATAGAAATCTGATGTTGGAGAGCCGTTAGATGCTATTGCAGATGCATATACCTTGATTAGCCTTACCTGATTCCAGGAAAAATTTTGAGATGCTATAAGTTCGCTAATCTTCTTTTTAATAACAAAGTATCTGTTATTGTCAAAATCGTAGATTGGATCTGAGTTAATGTCAGAAATATTAACCTCAAATCTAGCATATTCTGCATCTGAAGCATCTGATGATGCAAAGTCAACCATTAGTCTTATAGATGATGGCTTTGGTACCTGTCCATTTACTGCATTACCATCACGATTTACCACAGAAAATGCAAGTCGGATTTCATCTGATGGTGAGTTTTTATCAAAACCTGCAACAGAACTTGTGTTGATATGGATGTGATCACCGCTAGTGTATGAAAGATGCCCGTTTGAAACAGATAGATTTGTCATATCTCCACGAAGCATAACAATGTTATTTAGGAATCGACAGTTTTCAGATCTCTTTCTTCTGTTTGCATTGCTAAAGATTGTATTGTCAGCATTTGTGTAAAATGCCTTAAGAGATTTTACAGTTGGTTGATTAGTTACGTCATCTATGACTGTATATGATCCAGTGATAACATCAGCCTCATTTTGTGCAAGTGCAGTATATACAGATGAAAGTGATGACACTGATGTTCCATGTAGCTGCCATTTTTCTGACTGTACAAATGTTAGAATATTTTTGCTGTCATTGTTTTGTGCATCTGGATTAGCCTGTGCTGAATAAATTCCAACCTCAGAAATCTCATATCTTTCTTCAGATGGTAGCTCCGCAGTGAATACAATCTTGGTTGCATTTAACGTTAAGTATCCTCCAGAAGAATATGTTGGAGATCCGTCAATGTCTGCCTGGATAGTTATATTTGTTGGTGTAGCAAATTTTACAATTGCATTTGAAAAGTTGAATACTGATGGTGAAATACCAGATATATCTACTACTGTTCCAGATACGAAATCTCCATTAGAATTATCTATGGTATAGCTAATGAATCCATTTCCATACCCCACATCTGTGACTTGCACCACAGCTACTGGCTCAGTAACGTATCCTCTTGATAGAATTGGCACACGAAACATTTCAAAGTCTAATGCTTGCTTAGATTTCATTGTGCTGACTTCGATTGGGTCTAAAGAGTCTCCAACCTTTCTTGGCTTAGCTCCACAGCCAATAGCCAAATAGGCAGCATAAGATTGTGCCTGACCAACCAGGTATTTAGTTAAGATAGACTGACCTTTATTTGTAATCATAGTATTCCCTTAGTATATTGTATCATCTGTTGCAGATATGACATGGATATCTACTTCCTCGTTTAGAACTGCATTAGCCACTTCAACAACAATTGATCCAGAAGAGTTCATATAAACTGGACTATTTCTACCATTTGGGTCTGATGTTGATGATGGAACATAGCTTTCTAATCTAATTGGATATCTTTTAAAGATTTGTTCTGATGTATTTTGAAGTGCCACAAGGTTTGCTCCGCCATACAGTGTAGATATTTTTCCAAGATTTGATATGTCTGAGTATTCAATATTTGCACCATCTACCATGTCATGTCTTGCTACATTAATTATTTCTACTCCAGTTAGATTTTCAAATAGAATTTTTTCAAGGTAGGCCTGGGTATATTGCTCAGTTCCTACAACAAGTAGCTCTGGGCCTGCAGGCTTGACTACAGCAATAGAGCCATCATTTTGTGGAACAGTGTAGGCAACATATGGAGTTGGGAAAAGATCTGTTTGACCAGTTGACTCAATAAGATCGGTTAGAGTCTTTTGTTCAGTTACTTCAACCTCTTCTTCGATTTTTGTCTCAACTTTTGGAGGCGTAGTAGTCTTTGGGGTAGGCTTTGAGGTAGGCCTTGAAGTAGGCTTTGGCTTAGGTTTTGCTGGTGGTGGTACTGGAACAGGCTTTGTGTTTGATTTTATTAATGACTTTCCAGTATTTGGATCAATCATTGGGCCCTGGAATTTTCCAGTGCTAACAGTTTTTAGAGGAACGTATCCAGATGCTAGTGGGCCACCAACAACCTTATTATTTGTCAGTAAGTTTGTAGACTGTGTTTTTGGAAAAGTTGGAAGCAATGGCTTTATAACTGGATTAGGCACTACTGGCTTTATGATTGGAAATAGTGCTTTTACAGGTGTTGCAGTAGGTGCCAACCCTGTCTTAAAGGGAATTACAGTTGGCTTTGCAGCTACTGGACCAATGAATCCCTTATCGCCTGGTTTTGGGGCTGCCATTATTCTGTCACCTCACTTATATAAACAGTTGTACTTGGTCCATCACTTGACACTTCATACTCAATGTGATAGACTACAAATCTTGAATTTCTGTCAATTATCTGATCAGCTCCAGAATCATCAGTCCAGAATACCTGAACGATATCTCCCAGTTGAAGAACTGATCCACCGAAGATTGACATACCAGCATTCTTTCTCTTCTTGCTTATCTTTTTAAGCATCCAAGACATCAGGGATGATGCTTCGTCAGTTGTTTGAATGTATGGAGAGCTAATCTGAAAAGTCTGCTTTCCATACATAGTTCTGCTTTCCTTTAGCTGAGTCCAAATATTTTTTGCAATTTCTGGAGTATTAAAAATATTTTTTGGCAGATTGTCAATATTAGACAAATCAGAATTTTTTGACAAAACATCATCTACTGTCAATGTTCTTTCAGAGTTTTGAGTAAATGACACACCATTAATCTTAAGGTAGTTTGAGCTTTGCTCTCCTATGTCTAGGATGGTATCTGTAGCATTAAAGATCATAAACTCAGCACCGTATGCTGATGGCCTATATCCAGAAATAGTATAGCCACGAAGACCAGTTATCACTGGTGCTGGCCTAGATAGTAGAGCTGGGTATGCCTTGTCAAATCTTACATTAAAGTAAGCTGCCTCACGCATGATAGTTCCGAACTCTTCATAGTATAGGTTATATAGTGGGTCTTGAGATGTTGATATGCCTGAAAGGTAGGTCTGCTGAATTGCACCAGACATTGAGTATTTTCTCAATACCTCGCTAGTCTGTAGGCTAGTGTCATCTGCAAATATTGCATTCATTGGTGTCTCTAGGTTTGCCATTGAGTTTAGTGCATGGTTTTGTGTCAGTGCGTAAAGGTTTTCAAACATTAGTCTAGAAGTACCACGAATAAACGGACCAAAATTTGTGTAGACTGGCAGTGGATTGCTATCGTCTACAATTGCAAGTGTTGAGCCATTAATGCTTAGATAAAATTTTCTAATTCCAGCAACATCTTTGTACTCAACTGCGAGGTCGTATGTTGTTGGATTATCCTGAGCATACATTCTCTCTTGCCCAATAAAGTTACCAGTATCAATTAGGATTGGATATGCTCCTTCCCAAAGCTTAATTGGATTAGATGTAGCCTCAGTACCACCCTTAACCTTATAGAATACAATGTTATTGATTGGTGTGGACTCTCCAGCAATATCTAGATTTTCTTTTGTAAGTGCCATTACCTCAAAATAGTATCCAGCATTTGTGTCAGGGTTATTAAGAACTACAAGCCCACCAGAAGAAGCACCAACTGATGCATCTGAAAAATATGACATAGACCCATTAGGTGTCTGAATTGTGTCAGCCTTTGTACTCTTTTTGCCAATAAGTCTGAGCCTTGTGCCAAAGTGAACAAACTTAGTGTCTAGTTGTTTTGGAACATACGCCAAATATTCTGATGGCTTATCTTCTACTGCAAATGCAGGACCTTCTAGAACCAATGCTGAAGCTTGGACAGAACCCTTTTGTGCCTTAGTAGCAGTGTTTGTCTGCTTATCAGTTAGATATGTAGCACTCATAAAGTTTCTTACAATCCCTGACTTTGTTGAGGAAGCAACCTTACTAGAGGCTAGCCCAGAAGCACCCAAAGTTATTCCCTTAGACTTAGTTGTTGCATCTGCAACCTTAGAATCTAGCATGTCTCCAAAAGACATTTTGCATCCCTTAAAAGATGCTGACTGCCATTCATTGGATAGGCCAGATGAATGTTTTGGTGGAACTACTGATCCGTCAGCTTTTCTAATACCTGTTCCGAATTGCATTCTTCCATGCTTTGCTACTGCACCATTCTTAAACCTTGTGACACCATTTACTGTTTCATAATATGGTTCGCAGAAAATTCTTACCTTTCCAGTAGGATACATAGATCCGCCAAATGGTATTCTTGAAAAGTAGTCTCCATATTCCTGTGCATTCTGAACCCAAACTGGACCATCTACAGTGTTGTATTCAATAGCATCGTACTTTATGATTTCTCCATTTGCATACCAATAGCCATTATATCTAGAGAAACCGCTTAGCACTGGTGTGCCAAGGTCCATAACATTGTTAATAATTTTATTATTTTCTACTGTGGGGATAGCATCTGTAAGATCAGAGTTGAGAGGAACTGCAAGAAGAGTATAGCTAGATGCATTTGAGTAGTTATCATTTTCTGCCTTTACATTCTGACCACCAGAAGGTGCCCACAGTTCGACAGCCTTATATACCCAGGTTCTATCTTCATCAATTTGGTTTTGTTGCTTAATAGATCCCGTAGTTTTTTGAATATAATAATTCTTGTAGTTAATAGATCCATCATTAAATATTTTGCTTTCGCTTGTTGACAAGTCTTCTATATTTGCAGAAACAAGACCAGATTGCTCGCCACTAACTATAAAGTCTGTACCTCTATCTGCTTTAGTAGGCATCATGTAGTTTTTACTCATGATAATAAAATTATTTTCTTCATCGAAGAACATTGAGCTTTGAGATGCAACTGCAAGATCTTGAAGTATTTGTGCCACAGACTTATCTTTGTTTACAAAGAAATATGGGATTATAAGATCCTTGTCCTCTGCAGTTCTATAGAATTTATAGTTTGAAAATCCTACGGAATCAAGCAGTGTAGATATTGCAACGCTCAAAGATACATCCTGCATTAATAGGTCTGGACATTCTTGATTTTCAAAAACAGAAAAATAATCTCTGAGCTCAAATGAGATTGACCTATTTACTGCACCCCATTGAGGGACATTATGTGAGTATAGGTGCTTAATTGGTATCAAATATCTTGTGCCATCTGGATGGTTTATTTGCTCATATGCCATAAACTTAATAGACTGTGAAAGATACTTACCTATAACGCTGTCTTTTGTGTTTGGATTAAACGAGTTATCAAAGTCAAACAGGGTTGCTTTTCCAGTAGATGCCAGAAGCTGGCTTACTGGCATACCAGATACACCAAGATCAGATGCAGCTTTTGTTACCTGGAACGACTCTGTATATTCTGTCATATCAACAAACATTCTTGGTGACATCTCAATTAGATCAAAAGAGCTTTCATTCTTGTTCATTGTGGATACAACTATGCGAATGCCCTGAATCTCTTTATACTGTCTATACTGAACTCTATTAAGTGCAAAATCTTTATATGAGTAAGGAGACTTATTCTTTGTGATTGTGTTTCTGTAATCTATGACATCGCCATCAAGCAGCTGCCAACCATATGAAGGCGTAAAAGACTTAAACCCAGTAGATGTATATATATAGAATATTCCAATATCATTGCTATCTACCTTGACCAAATACGCATCGCCAATCTTTGGATTAATTGGCAACATGGTGGTAGAGATTATCTCTGACTTAAAATTAAAGATAGTTTTATATGCTGATGGAACGTTGAGACCATAGTAAATCTCAACATAGCCGTCTGGTCCTATGATTGGTGTACCGTCAGCTCTTGCTGATGTTGGAGTAAAGTCAGTAGCTGTTTTCCATTGACCTGCTTCCAAGTATTGAATCTTCCACGTTAATGGAGTTCTGCTATTTGAATAGCCGTAGAATGGATCATCAAGTTGTGATGTTGCTGTATAAAATGGACCAAGGTTGTCTGTTCCCACGTGTGTCTGCATCTTCACAACAATCCTGTTTGTTGGAATTGGTGACTTGTAAACAACAAAAGGTGCAGCATCTTCAATATAGAACGTATTTCCACCTCTGAATGAAAGTCCACGATCTACTCCAGACTCAGTTCTAAATGATGTCCAGTACTTAAACTTGTCATTCTTGTCTGCCATATAATATCTTGGACGGGCATACATTTTCTTATTTGTGTGATGTAGGTAACGTCCTGTAATATATGTGGCCTTATTAATTCCAGAACGTGGTCTAAACTTTCCAAAACAATCTTCTAGAGAATATAGCAGATTTGTCTTAATCTTTTTAGACACAATGCTAATTGGATTATTACTATTGTCAAATCCACCATCAATTGTAATATCAGCATCTGTGGCATCAGTATAATAGCCACCAATATCTTGTGGATCATAAGTAACTGGAACTAGGTGATACTTGTCAGTTGCAACAGAAGGTCTGTGTCGATAGTTTCCTATCTTTTCAATATTTGAAAAGCTATTAAGATTCCATTCAGCAAAAAGCTTAGACCTAACATCTAGAGACGAAGATGTTTGGATGTGATTTAGTAGTTTACTATCTCCAAACATATTATTCCTCTTCTAGCGATACTTGTATATTCCAAAGATCGTGACCTGAATTACCACGCTTAGAAACTGTATAGTCAAATGAGGAGATGAACATTTTTACTGCATATGCATACTGTCCAAGTCTTCTATACCTAAACTCATCTTCTGGGGCGAACTCGGTGTATTTATCATATGATAGATATACCCAGAATGATCCAGTATGATTTTCATACCAATCTAATAGCTCAACTCCACCTGCCCCACCATCTACCGTATACTGGTCTGAATTTGGCAAAGATGTATTTCCTGTTGTATAATCAAAGTTTGGATTTGAGGCAAAGCTGCGTGAAGGAAGCAAGTCCCAAGATGTATTTATCTGTAGCTTATCAGCAACGTGGTAGGCTCTCATCTGCCCGTTAACCATACGCTTTCTTGTCTCAATACGGTTATTCTTAAAATCTAGTGGTTGACGATTATGGTCAGAAAGAATAATAAAATCATTTGACAAAGATGCGTTTGCTGGTGTAGTTGATCCTACCTCAAAGCCGATTGGAACATATTCATTGCTAATAATCTGAGGAGCATTGTTAGACCACAGCATTGCTTGTGGACGTGCATACTTTTGTCTGCCTGCTTTATATGCCTGTGATGCCATTATCTTCTAACACCTCTCATAGTTGGGCTGTTTTCTCCCATATTTCTTAGCTTAGCCATAACTGTTTGAGCAATCTCATTTGCATTTGAGTCAGTTCTAGCATTAACTGTTAGAGTATAATTATACACTGAATTGGAGTTTGATGACTGAACAACTGATGCCCCTCTTGAAATATCTGCAGTAGGAATTGGGTCCATGCCAGAAAGCATTGGGATTGATGGTTCGCTATAGGTCCCAGCGTTGATTGCCTTAAGCATTCCACGACCATACTTTCCAACAGAATTTCTATTTACAACAAACTCTCCTGGTGTAAGCATTGCTGGGACATTGTCATAGTTTCCAACTCCATCAACTGATCCACCTGAGTTATATCCATTTGCAGCAATAACCTTATTTGCAGCACTTGTCATTGCGATTGCAACGCTTGTCATTCCTGGAACACTGTATAGCTTGTTTGCTGTTGCTATATCATCTTTTGCTTTCTGAACATTTGCAGCAGCTTTTTGAATTTCTGCTTCAGTCTTACCATTATTGGTTGAAGACTGAACACCAGCCAAAGGTGCACCTGCTCCAGCATACTTAGTTGTAATTGTATAAAGAGTTTCGTATGTCTTTGGGACTGAATTCCAGTAGTCAAGAATCTTTTTAACTGAATCCTTTGCAATAGAAATTGACTGTTGATACTTTCCAGAACTCATATACGCAAGATCAATATTGTTCTTAATCTCATTCCACTGCTGCTTAGTTAAGCCACCAGCTGTTACAAGTTCAAGCTGTCTATCTCTTTCAATAGTAGCAAGTCTTACTCTTTCCTGTGCTGGAATCAATTGCTGTTGTTGGATCTTAAAGATTTGATCGTTAAGGTTTTTAACCTGTGTTTCAATTTCTACTCTAGAATAACCCTTGTCACTTCTTACCCCACCAAGAGCATCTTTTCTAGATTCTTCAAGTGCTGCTTGTTGATCTTGTATTGCATATCCAGCAGCCTGTGATCTCATGTCAAGTGCTGCTCTAGCTGCCTGTGCCATATCTCCAGAAGCAAGTGCTTGGGCAAGACCTAGCTGACCCTTTTGCTGATTGGAAATACGCTCATTCATTTGAGCAATAGTATTTAGTGCTTCCTTACGCTTATCGTAAGACTCATTAATTACCTTTTCTTGGTCTTCAATTCCCTTAAGCTGTGCATTCCACTGTCCAACCTGGTAGTTAATTCCTGCAATCTGATTCTCTGCAGACTTAATGATTGAGTTGTCACCCTTAGTAACATTCTCAAACTGAATCTGAATCTTTTGCTCTTTAGCATTAATTTCTGCCATTGCATTGTTAAATCCAGTATTAAACATGTCTGTAAGACCTTCTACTGTCAGTGACTTAATTGCAATTTCGACATTAGCTGCTTCTGCAACTTGCTTAAGCTTTTCGTTAAATTCTGTTTGATTAAATTCTGGGTGAAGAATCATTGTTTGAAGATCCTTATTATTAAGAATTTCAGTCATTTGTTCTTGTGTAAAGTTCTTTGCCTGTGCACCAAGCTTTAGAAGAAGAGCCTTCTTATCATTGAATTCCTGTACAGAACTTGCAAGGTTTGTTCTTGTATTAAACTCAAGCATAGCATCTGCAGCCTTCTTAGCAGCATTAGCCATTTGTTGAAGCTTTTCAGGGCTTAGCTTTGAGTTAGCAATTGCAGATGCTGTTGCTTGGTCTGCAACCATTGCGTATGCTGTAGCAGTATCTACACCAGCATTCTTAAGTTTTGCAAGAGCTGATGTTTGGTATCCTGTCATCTTGGCAGATGCTTGTTGCTGATCCATAAATTTACCAAGCTGAATAGATCTCATTGCTTCGCCAATAGTAACTAGGTCATCCTTGAATGACTTAATATTTCCATTATTGTCAAAGTTAAATAGAGACTTCTTTCTCTTTTCAAATTCAGCAGGGTCCATACCAGCAATTAGCTGAATAACATCTTCTCCAGCACCAAGCTTACGCATATCATTTTGAAGACCACTATATAGAGTAATCTCTCTCTTTGCGTTACCCTTGCCATCTTTACCTGAGAATAGGCCTCTAAGAATCTTCATATTAGCATCCCAGCCAACCTTTGGAACAATTTGATTCTTCTGAACGTCACGGAGATCTTTAGTTAGTCCGTCAATGGCAGATGCTTGTGGGCCACCGCCACCACCGCCACCACCAGGTCCTGGTGCCTTATATTCAATATTACCAGCAGCCTTTGTTACTGTGTATGCCTCGTAATTGAGGTATCCAGATAGCTGCTCTGCATCTGTCTTGACTGCATAAGGAGTACCCTCTGGTGTCTTAAGCCATGCCTGCACCAATGGATCCTTATTTGAAACTACCTTCTGAGAAATAACAGCAAGCTCTTGCATGTAGATCTGCTGTTCTTTATCTGTTAGCTTTGAGAAGTAGTCCCAGTTTTCTCTAAGTGCCTTCATGGCAACTGAGTCTGCACCAAGAATCTTAGTAGCAATAGTTAAATCAAACTTACCCTTTTGCTTTGTAATTCCATCAATGATTTCTGTTAGCTTCTTTTGTACTGCTGGATTCTTTTCAATGTAGTTTGCTACTACCTTAAGTTCTGGAGATCTTGCAGTACCCTGACCAACTGCTGACCACATAGTCAAAATCTTTTGTGCATCAGCAGATGTCTTTGCAGCCTCTACCTTAGCGACAATTGATTTCTGAATAGTCTTATTACCATCAAATAGGTCAACCACTTGCTGTGTCTGAGAGCCAGTTGTTCCACCAAACTTGGTAATAATTGTCATCATTTTATCGATTGACTTCTGGTCATCTCCAAATGTTTCCATAATAGAAATCATTCTCATAGGATCAATATTGCCAGAGGCCATTTCCATTTTAATGACATACTTTTGTTCTTTAGTCATGCTAGAATCATTAATATTTTGAAGTGCTAGTGGAACTAAGTCTTCCTGAACTGTACCCTTGTATTTTTTAGTTATAGCCTTTTCTGCACCAGAAGTAAGTGCATTCTGAACATCTTCGCTAGAACCCTTAAAGTTTGTAGATATAGCTTGAACAGTTTCTGCCTGTTGATCAAGAAGTCCCTGTCTATCTGTTAGGTATTGATTTGTAAGTTTTTCTGCCTCTGCCTGCTTTCCAGCAGCCATAAGATTAGCATATTTCTTTTCATACTCTTGGTCAAGGGAGTCAAGCATTTGTTGCTCTACTTCAAGCTCCTGCTTTTGCATTGCAATAGCTGCTGCTGAAGAAGCACCAATTCTCTTTTGCCTATCTCTTTGTTGGAATATTCCACCTGCAATTGCACCAACAATGGCACCACCAATAGCACCAACAGCAGTACCAATAATTGGGACAGCAGATCCAACGATAGCTCCAGCTGCTGCACCTGCTGCAGCTCCACCACCAATACCAAGAGCTGTGTTTCCAACATCTCCCATAGTCCAGCCACTTGCCTTCTTAAGTCCCTTCATGGCAACATCAGACTTAGATCTCTGATCCTCAATTAGCTTTGTACGGATAGACATTCCATCCTTAAGAACGTTCTCCCCATTTGGACCAAGCAGTGTAATCAGCTGAGCATTTGCCTTAATTGAGAAAGATGAATCTCCAAGTTGCTCTCCAATTGCAGCAACATAGCTTCTAGCCTGCTGTGCTGACATTGCACCAGTCATAACTGCTGAAGCAGCTTGTGCAACTATAGAAGAGCTTGCTGATGCTGAACCATTTTGCTTAATATTTTGTTTAACAGAAGAAAGCATTCCCTTGCCTTCTTCGCTACCAACAAAAGCCTGTCCCCAGGTAGTTTTTCCAGTTTGAATTTGGAATGGGTTAATTCCAGCTTCTCTACGCTTACGCATAATTTCTGTTGCTGAAACAGTTCCTGCAAATTTACTAAAACCTTCAATTGCTGATGTTGATGCACCAACCTTTTCACTAAAATCTAATACTGAATTTTGAGCATCATCAAATGCTTTCTTCTGTGCATAGGTAGCAGCCACCAAAGCACCAACTGCAACTACTGCAGCACCAACAGGGGAAGTAAGCATAGGAAGGATAGATGTAACAGCACCTGCAATAGGCAATGCTTTTTGTGCTGTCTCTCCAACTGGACCAGGGATTGCTGATGCTACTGCAAGTGCGGATGTAACACCCATACCAATTCCAGTAGCTTTTCCAACTAATGCCTTTGTCCTGTTTTGTGGAGCATCTGCACCAAAGCTTTCATCAGAGAAAGCCATTCTTGCATTGAGTCTACGACCCATCTTTGAACTATTAAACTTAGAACCAAGTCTTGATTGATCAAATCTATCCATTAATGTTGGATTTATATTTGGTCCACGTCCGCCACCAGCTGAAGCAACACCTTGTGCTGCAGCATCTCCAACCTTCTTACCAGCTGCTCTTGCAGCTGCCTGCTCTGCCTCTACACCCTGGTTAGTTCTTCTTGCTTGTTCACGTCCAGCCTGAGTTGATTCCTCAGCACCTGACTTTGCACCCTTAATAAATCCATCTGCACCATTCTTACCAGCCTTCTCAGCTTTCTTAGATGGTGACTTAGCCTCTAGGCCCTTATTTGCTCCATCAGCAAATCCATCTGAAGCAGACTCAACAAACTTGATCCCTAGACGCTTTGCTGATGCCTTAAGCATTGCTAGACGCTTTGCAGAATCCTTCTCCTGAAGAAGTTCCTTAAATGCCTGTGGGTCTTGGTCTCTAACCTGTCTTGCAGTTTCATAAGTACCGCTAGCAAATTGTCTCTTTGCAATCTTTGCCAAATAAGGCTTGTCTGGGTTTTCAGAGTACTGAACGCCAGCATCATAATTAGCGTCTCTGGTTGTTTGTCTCTTGTACCACTCACGCATGCGTGATAGTGAAAGTCTGTTGTTTGAACCTGAAGTTGTCTTCTGTACAGAAGCAATACCAGAAATTTCTGACATCTCACCATAGGCAGTTGCCAATTCTTGGTTTCTAGATGCTACCTTGCTATATGCATTCTGCATAATTCTGTCAAGGTCATCGCCAGAAATCTTTACATCCTTGGCTGCCTTTCCAGTCTTAGTAATGAAATCCTGAATACCTGCATCTACCTCGTCCGCTAGGTCTACCATTGTAGACTTAATTTTCTCTGGATCTACTCCAGCTCTTTCCATGTAGTTTGCAGCCATACCATGTGCCTGGCCTCTTTGGCCTGCATACTCTTCCTGAACCATATCAGCAGGGGCAGCTCCACCCTTTGCTCCTGACTGACCAAGCATTGTATTCAGAGCCATTGACTGACCAACTACTCTGTTGTCATAAACTTGGAATTCGTGTGTGAGCATGTCTTCATACTTAACTACGTTTCCAGAAATTTCTGAAAGAAGCTTTGCTTGTGATGCTAGTCTCTGCTTAATTGCAGCAAGGTCTGCATCATTCTTTGCCATATCCAAAAGTTGTTGTCCAGTTGCTGACTGGTAGCCAGAGAAGTGTCCTTGGCTATATCCAAATCCTGTTGCAACAGACTTTGAACCATTTGCAAATCCTGGAACATTAATTCTTCTTCCAGTAAGAAGTGCAGCAACAACTCCAGGGTTTTTATTTACTGTATCTACAGAAAGTACAACCTCACCATTTGATAGGTTTGCTGGGATTGCATCATCCTTTGGACCACCAGGACCAGTTACAACAACACCACCACTTGCAAAATTCTTTGGCTTGGTTGATCTTGTATTCGGAACTGGTCCACCAGAAAATCCACGCTGTGCTGTAATTGCTCTTTGGTATGCAGCTGTAAGCATGTCAACAGCATTAGCTTCAGAAGTAAATGTTTGCTTCAGTGCTGCGTGAGCCTGCTCAAGAGAAGAAGCTGCAGAAGCTGCTTCCATCTGTGCCTGTGTCATAAACTGTGTTTGTGAGCCAAGGTCCTGAGATGCACCACCTGCACCATTAAATACTCTCTTAACTGCTGTAAATAGCTTAATAATGTTAGCGACACCGTTAGCAAGAAGACCAAATGTCATAAGTGCTACTGGTCCAATACCTGCAAGAATTGCAGTTAAGGTTACAACAAACTTCTTAGCACCATCACTAAGTCCATTAAACTTTTCTAGTATTCCACCAATAAACTGAACAACTGGTGTGATCGCTTTTAGGAATTGTTCACCAATGGGAACTAGAGTATTCTTTAGGTCTTCAATTGCTTTCTTAAACTTGTAAAGTGGAGAATTCTCCATTGTCTTCATTTCTCGTTCAGAAAGAATTGCAAGTTCTTCTGCTGTTGCGTTTGACAACTCAAGGACCTTGTTTGCTTGAGAACCTTCTGCAATAACGTTCTGGAACAATGTAGACATACGTGCAAACTGGAACTTACCAAATAGCTTTTCAATAGCCTGTGCACGGTTTAGTGGGTCTAGCTTATCAAGTGCTTCTGCAAATCCAATAACAGTACCCTTTAGATCACCCTTGTTAGCTTCTACTAGTCCCTTGATGTTAATACCAAAACTACCAAGGAATTCTGATGCTGCCTTTGTTGGGTTAATCATAGATGCAAGACCAGACTTAAGTGCGTTAGCACCTTCTGCTGCATTTACACCACCCTCACGCATAGCTGTAAGGAAGAATGTCAGGTCTTCTACGCTACCACCAAGTTGCTGAATAACTGGTGCAGCTTTAGGAATTGCAGTTGTAAGGTCATCAATAGATGTGACAGTTTGGTTTTCAACTGCGTTAAGGAAGTTTGTTTTCTTTGCTAGATCTTCTGCTGCAATACCAAAAGCATTAGTAAGTGAAATGGTTGTTTCCAAAGCCTGTTGCTGATCAATACCGCCAAGAACTGCAAGCTTTGTTGCTGATGCAACCTGCTCCATAAGTTCTGCACCTTGCTTACCAGTTGCAGCTGCATCTGCAGCAAGTTTAATCGTATCTGCTACTGCAATGCCATACTTTGTATAGTCAGAAGCAAGCTTTCGAATATCCTCAGACATCGCCATTGCATCTGAAGAAGAAGTTTGAAGGTCTCCATAAACTCTCTTAAATCTAATCATCTGAGTTTCAACATCGGAGAATGCCTTGGCTGCTTGAGAACCAAACATCATAAGTGGAATTGTAAAACCAACCATGAGCTGACGACCAGCCCACTGCGTATTCTTACCAAAGTTTAGAAGATTTGTAGAACCTTGCTGAAGAAGCTGATTAAGAATCTGTGTTCTTTGAGCAGCCATCTGTGTCTTGGTGCCAAGATCTTCCATGTCAAGTGCAAGCGGTCTAACCTTAATTGCCTGAATTGCACCATTGGCATCTTTACCAAGCTTGATGTATTGTGTCTGTAAATCTTTTACACGTTCACGTGTGACTGTGCTAATTGTTTCAAACTCTTGGGCAAACATCTTGCCAAATGTTTTTGTAGCAGCACCAGTATATCTAAAGTACTCACGAAGAGTAAACTGATTCTTTTCTAGGGCAGTTGTAAATGCCTCTGTAGTTGAAGCAACATTAGTAAATTGAGCTGAGAACTTACCAGTTGCATTAATCTGATTTACAAGATTATTGGCAAGATTATTTGATGCTGCTTGTGCAGCAGCACCACCCTTTGCCATTGATGTATGAAAGGCTGAGATCTCTCTTTGCAGAGCCCTTAAATTGGCTAGAGCTTGAGACGCATCAATATTAATATTAATATTGGATTCGACATCAGCCATTCATTTACACCTCTTTGTAACTATAGGTTAGCCAGCGATATTGCCGAATTGGGCTTCGCTTAGCTTGATACCAGAAGCCTCTTCAACAATCTTATAGACTGTTGGAAGATCAAGATTTTCTTCTAGGTATTCAACATCTGTAATCTCTGGCTTGTACTGCTGAAGTGCGATTGTCACACATTCCATCAATAGATCCATTGATTTTGCATTGTCTTCTGCTACTGCTGCAATTCCTTCAAATTTCTTCATAAATGGACGAAGAAGGGAAATCTTTAGCGGTCTTAGTTCAATCTTTGTTCCGTCAATTAGTGTTACCGTCTTCTTTTCGTTTACGGTGGTTGCCATCATTATCTCCTTAATGTATGTGTTTAATTATATCATAAAACAGGTATTAACTACCGACTTTTTCATAGTCTAGTCCCATACCAATACCAAACCCAGCTTTATTAGCATTTACACCTTGATACGCCAGAATATCATTTGGATCACTAGTTCCTCCAAATACCCTAGCCTTCATTGCTTCCCAAGGATCATCCTCTTTCTGACCAGTCTGTTCGTCAAGATCGATACCCTTAAGTGCAGCAGTAAACTTTTTATCGCTGTAGTCTTTTTCTCTTTTTGACTCTAGAAGAGCATTTAGCTCAAACATAGATATGCATCTTTCCAACTCTTCAAAATCTTTCCAGATGCCAAGCAGAAACACCTCTGCCTCTAGCTTTGCTAAATCAAGTGTTTCCCAAGTCATATTTTCTCCAGATGTTGCCTGTTCCTGTAAGTTTTCTTCTTCTAGGTCCATCTTGATGCCTGCTGAATAATCTAAAATAATCTTAAGATTGTGCATATCAAAATTATCTTCTATCTTCTCATCAGTATCAAACTCTGGATAGAACTGTTTCATGGCTACCCTCGCACACCCAACCAAAAACCCAGTTGCTTCATTATCATCCTGGGCAGTCTTTACTAGCTGGAATTCTTCCATGAATTCCCTAAGATATTTAATCTTGAGTGGCTGAACCTCTATGAGTATTCCGTCAATAGTCTCAACAGTGGTTTTTTCTTGTATGCGTGTAGCCATCTTACCATTATAGCAAAAAAA